TGCAAGCTCCTCAACCGCGTCATCGAGGTTGATGCCCTCATACTTTGCCAGACGCTTTGCGCCAGCATACGCCTCTTGAATAATTTCGTTTTTGAGTAACGATTTTAACTCGTCAGTCTGCTTGAGTTCTTGAGCATAGGCATCGCCATAATTCTTTAAGGCGCTGGCCCGCCGCACTTTCAAAGATTGTTCAAGAAAGTCGTCCAGCGAAGTGGTTGGCAAGCCGCCTTCCATTGCTTTCTGAATGCGCCGGCCTTGAGCGTCCGCACGCTCACCGACAAAGCGCAGACCCTGCACGCCGCCGCGTACATTAGCAGCAAGCCTAGCCGCATTGCGTAGAGCCATAGCACGGGGATCAGCAACGTCAGCACCGGCCATGACATCCGGCCCTTCTCTGAATGCCTGACTGACAATGCCTGGCGTGACCTCGTCATAGTCGGCAGCCTCACGCACGTTGCGCTCTGCTATTCGGCGCGCAGCACCAGGTGCTATGCCTTTGATTGAGTCCAGCAAAGCCCTGCCGCCTGCGGCAATAACGGGGAACGCCCCGCCTGTCACACCGCCTGTAAGTGTACCGTAACCAGCGCCAACGGCACGATCTGCAACGCCGCCCTCCGCTGTTCCAGCGCCCCCAACCGCGCCATAGCCGGCGCCTGTCTTTGCGCCTTGCGCTATACGGGCAAGCAGGGGCGCGCCCTTCAACATGGCCGCCCGCGCCGTACCTACGCCGCCGGTTGCTAAACCGCCGGCTAACGTGGCGGGTATGGCGCGCTCTGGATAGTTCGCCTCATACATCTTGACACGCTGGCGCGCGCGGTCGATTTCTTCACTTATAGTACGGTCGCCTAACAAGCCCCGCGCAACGCCCTCAAGCTCATCACCAAAGCCCAGCAGTGCGCCTTGGCCTAAAGCCTGCCGCGCAACATTTGCACCCGTTGGCTGGTTGATGAAATCTATAATCTTGTCAGCTTCAGCTTTAGAGACTTTTTTCTCTGCCATGTATTGGAGAATGTCGTCTCTTTCAGCCCCTTGCTCACGCATAGCCTCAAGGTTTTCGATGTGCTGCCGCGTTGTGAGTTTTTCAGCCATGGTTAATTCCCCGTCACTGATGCGGAAGGTTAAAAGGTGAATTTTGAGAACCCACCTTTGCCGCTGATGCCCTGGATGAAGGCGTGGGTATTGTTGATGTGGGTGGGGGATTTTTAAGTGCTGGTTTACCAGATAACCTTTCAATAGACGGGCCTTGCCAAACAGCTCCCCAACGCAACCCGTCCATATCTGATACTTTTTTAATATTTGTAAGCCTTATGACATAGCTGCCGTTAATGGCGTTGATAAAATCTTTCGCTGCCGCCCTTAACTCTATGCGCTGGGCATCTCCTAGCTTTTTACCCTCCTTCAATTTCTGGACAAACGTAAGAAAATATTCAGACAAAGGCTTCGCTTCTTCAATGAGTCTCACGTCCTCTCCACGCACAACCGCGTCATCGATTAAGCGTTGATATGAGTTAATAGCAGCAAGATCCCCTAAACCGCTGTCTCTGTCTAAAGCCGCATCAATAGCTCTACCCTTACCCGCCAATTCGGTTAACGTCTCAAGCGGTTTTTTTAACGTATCCCGCAACGTCTCTTCTTGGTCGTACCGACCGGCAGACGTTAGTGAGCCGTCTGGTTTAAATTTATTTCCCGGCTTTGTAATAGTTTGAACGTATTTAGATAATTCTGCGCCAGGGTCGGCCGTAAAAGATGCTGCTAAAAGCACGCTTCTCGGCACCGTGACATTGCCAACCCGCACTTGAGACTGATTAGTCGCCGCAGCCCGTACAACCGGCGTGGGTTGCACTGACTGCGTTATAGGAGGCTGAAGCTGTGGCGGGAGCGACAGAGCAGTCGTTCCGGCAGCTCTGCTCTGTACCGTTGATTGCTGTGGTCTAAGCAACTGATTGAAACGCTGATGGCGTGCCATCTGCACATCAAACAACTGCTTCTCTCTGGCCGCTTTAGCAGCCGCCGCCTGCATATTAATATTCTGCAAGTTCTGCGCACGCACGCGGTCAAGCTCGCCTTGACGGCCTTGCTGGAAGCCCTGCGTTGCCATCGCCCAGCCCTTTTGCGTTGCGCCGGGGTCGGTACTTGGCGCGCCCGCCATAAGCAGACCTGGAGCCATACCAGCCAAGCCTTTTAGGAAAGCATCGGCTCTGGTGCGTGCGGGATCTGCGCCAAGTAAGCCCGGCCCCATTGATGTAAAGCCAGGCGCTCCGAATACTGAAGTCGCCATTAGAAGAACCCTTTCAGGCCCGTCATAGCAGAGCCAGCACCGCCACCAAACAGGCCGCCAAGGATGCCGGCGCCAGCAGCTCCATATCCCAAATACCTTGACAGATCATCGGAATAAAGAGGCTGCTCAGTGGATGACGTTGCCCACTGACCGCCCGTCACTGCCGGCAGATATTCGCCAAGCCGTATGCGCGGCTCTTCCTGCTCAAACTTGTACCGATCGATGTCCTCTTGAAGCTGGTCGGCGGCGTAGCCCTCGTATGCCTGCCCGATATCGACCAGACGGCTCGGGTCCAGATAATCCAGCTCGGCCATGCTCGGCGCGGCCAACCCCGCAGCCACTTGACGCGCCCGCTCGTCGGCATAATTCGAGTACGCTATCTTGGAGCCAACATCGCCAAGCGCCGTTAGATAATCCTCAGCAGCTCGCGCCTGCTGATTGGCCTGCAAGCCTGATCCGTATCGGCCGCCGCTCGAAAAGGCCGCGCCAATTCCAGGCAGCACATCCTGCGTAAACGCCTCGCGCATTGGACGTGTAGCTGCGTCCATCGCACTGGTCAGATACGGGTTGCTCGCAGGATCGAGGTAATCGCCTGCCATTGTTGACGCCGTAAGACCTTGGGCGGCGGTGACCAGCGGCGAGCCGGTTTCGGCACGGGTCTGCATGGCACCAAGACCGGCCTGCGTTTGATCCGACCACGGCACAACCGTGCTGCCTGGGTAGAAGGTGCGCGGCGTGCCATAAAGGTCTTTCGCCTCGCCCATCCCATATTCGATAAAAGGCTGTTGCCAGGACGGAGGGTCACGGGAAACAACCGATGTCGCCGTTCCGCTTGGCCGGCTTGAACTACTACCCATTAGATCACCTTTTCTAACATAATCTTCGTTTTCTTATAGTCGGTTAAAACCCTTTCCCAGCCTGGCCGACCCTCCAAGCTGATCGATTCACATCCCTGCGCCTTCGCCCACTGTTCGATATTACCGATCAGCCGCGTGTATTTTTCCCGCCCAATCCCGGCGCAAAGCCAGATTAGGCATATGGTCGTGTTCGGATAATTGTTGATACACGTCACGCAGATGCCGTCGATGGTATTACCGTACCCAGCAACCCAAAGCTGCGCTTTGCCGGCGCGCAAGTCGTTTAAAACGTCATAAAGTGAGTGCGTGTTTTCGTACTTCAGCGCACGCTGGATTAGCGTGAAGCACTGAAAGTCTTGCTTTAGACAGCACCGACTCAGCTCCTGAACCTCTACGAGCTGCTTAATCTCCGCTTGGGAGACGAGCCTCAGATTAGGCGCAGGATCATGTCGGCTAGTGCGATTAGGATACCTTCCATCCTCGTTTTTTAGCTGAACACTAAGCATCAGTCAACTTCGAGAGGGCTAAAATACACCTTCTCCCATGTCATCACCATCATAATCACCCAGTCCACCAAAATCCATGCCGCCACCACCATCACCACCAAAGGCAGCAGCAATGTCTCCAAAGGAATCAGGGATGCCGCTTCCTGGATCAATGTCGCCGATATCGTCAAAGTCATCGCCCATAGTTCCAGGCCGGCCCATTGGCGCGCCAAACGGGTCAACGCCAGGTTGGTCGATCCCGTAATAATCTCTCATTTGCTCTTTGAGCGTGTCACCAAGGCCAAAGCCGTAACCCAGAGTGTCGAGGAAGCCCCGCTGACCACGTTCGCCCATTGCCAGCGTTCTTTCCAGGTCGCTCACGTCGCCTATTCGACCGCCGACAATGCCGCCAAGCACCCCGAGCGGCCCAAACAAGGCTGTTCCAAGCCCCGTGCCGACAACATCACCAATAATACCTCGACTGCCGCGACCACTCGCCCTGCCGCCAAGTACCCCGCCAATCACACTACCGGCCGGTCCCAGCAAACCCGCGCCAATCCTAGACCCCAACCCCTGTACGAACGATGCCGGCATATTCGCCAAGTTACGGCTTAATATGTCACCGCTATATTGGCGCGTTGTAGCCTTGCCTGTCCCTTCTGGCGTCCAGCCCCCACCGAATAATCCAGACTGCCACACAGCAGGCGGCTGGCCTAATCGCGCTGGATCACCACCGCCATTCCTGTCACCGTACTGCTGTTCTGCCACACTGCGCGGCAAGCGGTAGGGTCCGGCAGGTGACGCCACGTCCGCAACCGGAGCGACAGTCGGCTGAGTGGCCGCAAAGGTTTTTCCAAACTGCGGAAAAACATATTTGTTGTTTGCCCAATAGCCCTGCGGTCGGCCGTAAGGATCAAGCGGAAACGTATTTCCACTTGCGTCTGTGAATGTTTCTGCCATTTAGCCCACCAGTATGACTTTGAATGTACGGTCTGTTTGACTGTTGTTCGCGTGCGTTACGGCAACGCTGCCGTTGACCCTGCTCGTCGTCACGACGTAGATGGTGCCGGCGCCAATCTCGGCCGATGCGTTGGCCGTTGTCGGCGTAAAGATCAACGCCGTGTTCACGCCGATACGAGCGTCCGTGATCGTAGTTGACGCTGCGCTCGCGGCGAGCGTAACGTCCAGGACATTATTTATCTTGCCGGTCAGTATCTGGTTGACGCTGATAGCTATCTGCCGGCGGTGCATGTCTCCATCGGTGAGGTCAACCGGCGGCGCCGGAAACTCACTGACCGCCATCAGGCCGCACCGTCTGCAACCGTCTCAGCATCCACGCCTTGTGCGTGCGTCCAGATACCGCCTGCGGCCACGTTCACCTGCGCCCGCGCAAATCTGGTCGATACGGTAAAGTGCGCCTGACCGTCTGCATCGATGGCATTGGCGCTCGTCACGCTCACGTCATCGCCCGGCGCCACGCGGTGCTTGAGCGCAACCGTTATGGTGCCGCCGTCCACATAGGGACGAATGCCATTGACGAAAATGCGCTCGGTGCCGCCTATCTCCTGTGTCTCCAGGGTTGCCGCCAAGTTGGCGCCCGTAAACCTGCACAGTTTGTAGTCGGAATCGAAGCCGTTCAGGCTGGTCAGGCCGCCGATCCAGCTCTCGTCGTCCAGCGAGACATCGAGCGAATCCATCGTGCCAAAGTCATCCAAGTCCTCCAGTGTTCTGGCAACCGAAAGATTGCGGAACATGTATTCCTGAACGATGTCGGCCGTCGCCCAGCGATCAGCGGCCCAGTTATAAACGATAACTTTGTTTGGCTGACCGGCGTCGTTTCCGGTGCCGGGATACGCCCAGTAGACGGTTTTACTCACGGGATCTGCCGCGCCATAAACGCGGTCAATGTAATTCTGGTCGAGGTCGTTAAGGAAAAATCGGTCTACCTTTTGATCCCCTATTTGAGAACTACCCGCTCCAGTGAAGCTCCAGAATCCCTCTTCGCCGACATAAAACCCAAAGGGTCCGACATTGACCACGCTATTGCGTGCCATCGGCCCTCGATCCCGCTCCACCTCAGTAATTGTAAACACCAACGGCGGCCCAACATAACTGAGCCTATAGATAGCCTTTTTACAAAACACCGCGCCGTCCATACCGCCTAGAGCGCCTGTGATCGCCATCACTTCGCCGCCCACAGGCAGATCCTGGCGGTCGGACTGCACGGCTGCGGCGGCTGCGGACCCTACCGTGAGCCAGCTCGTCGGGTCGTTGATGCCGGACCAGTGAATGCGGTTAGGCGTAGTGCCGTCGCTATCGTAGATATTTCCCAGCACGACAAAGTCTTTCACCACGGCGATAGCCCTGGCGCGGATGTCGTAGCTGACGCCGGTAACAAAATTCGTTTTGGTAAAGCCGGCGCTTCCTGCGTCGGTCAGCGTCACCGTAGTCTGGCCCTTGATGCCAGCCGTGGCTTGCGTAACGGTGACGACTGCTGCGGATGCGGCGGCTGAGAACTTAGAGTTTGCATTTATTTGGGCTGCCAAGTTTGTAGCCGTTTGGTTATTGGATGTTTCAGCGACGAATGTCCCACTGCCTGGAGAAGTTCCCGCCGTGAAATCGTGACTAGTCTGGTCGGTGGCAATTAATGTGGCCTTGTCTCCGTTTGCCAGATTACCGTATGCCGTTATAGTGATGGTGCAAGTCGCCTGGGTCTTCAGCAGATCCGTAAAGGTCGAATCCGTTCCCATAATGAACGACTGCGGCGGGTCAGTGTGGCCGTTAACCGATATCACACGGTTGCCGAAATTGATGAAATGGACGTGGTCGTTTGCGCCGACAGTGTAGCTTGCCGCCTGCCGCGAAGCGTTGGCAAATGTCACCGTGCCCAGCTTGAACATGTCCTGATGGTCGGCAGCGAACGTATTGACCGTTCCATCCGTTTGAATAAACGACGCCGCCCCTCTTGGCCGGTTCGACAATGCGTTGCTCACCGTCGCCTGCGCGGGGAACGGCGCGTAGGTGGTCGCCGTCTTAGGCAGTACGTTGGTGGCGACGGTCGCCCCTGGATTGCCCAGGTCGGCTTGGTCGGGTAAAAACGGGCCAAAGGCGAACATCAGAATCCTCGATTGATGTCAAAGGTTCTGGCCGCCGCCATGCCGGTATCCACAGACAGTCGTGCCTGCCCTCTACTACGGCCGTCCAGGGTGTTCAGCTCGGCAATCACGCCTTCTAGCAGATTAAGATTGGACTGCACGCCCTGCGTATCCTTGGCGCGCATGAAAAACGCGCTCAAAGTTGCGTAGATGTACGCATCCGGCGCGGTACTCAAAAGATTATTTGAGGCGTCAGCAACCAGGTCGTATTTCTTGTAGTAACGATGCGTGAAGCCGTAGTCTTGGTCGGCCGAGCGTTCAAACTGGATCACGCTGCCAATGGCAAAGTAATAGGGTCTGCCAGAGCCGGTGCTTGCCGTCTCTTGCAGCGAGTATAATGATTGCTGCGTCGGCTGGTAGTTGTCGCTGGTATAGAATAAATCAATGTGCTCGATGAACCCGGTCGGCAGGGCTTGCGTGCTGTCACCGCTGGAGAGCGTGAACGTGGTCGAGGTTTCCTGATTCAACAGCCGCAACTTACGGTTCAGGCGTGCCTCGCCCCTGGTGATGTAGTCAGTCCAGTCGATGTCTGTCCGGCTGGTTTCCGTATCGAGCGCCGTTTGAAGCTCTGTCAGCGTCGTAATGCTCATTGCTCATAAGCCTCGTTAACGTCAGGCGTGCTGGGATCATCACCGACAAACTTGCCGCCCTTGCGCGCCCGCTTTTTAGCGGCAGGCTTTGACTTGCTCATCGCCTTTTTCGGACTGTCTGAATAACCGGATTTCGGCATGTCGTCGGCGTCGAAAATCTCGCCCACGCCCGTGCCGTTTTTATACATCCATACTTTTGGCATTTTCCCTCGCTCAAAGCGTCGGGAGCCGCCTTGCGACGGCTCCCTTCAGCCTTAGTTCATTTGGATCCGGCACGCGAGTTCTGGGCGTACAGTTTTGTATCCATAGAGTACGTCTATTCTACTAGGAAATGTATCTGCTGAAATCGAGTAGTCGCGAACGATTCTCATGCTGATTCCATCCAGCACTTCACGAGCTGCGAAGTCCACGCCGTTAGGCATGACCAGATCCGCCGTAGCAAAAACGAACGCATCTTTGTGATATGCCAGCGATACGCCAAAGTCGGCAGACGCCGCGATATCGGTGCTGCGGTCCGATTCGTTTTTATGAAGGGCGGCGTTGTTCCCAGGCATTGCGTTGACATTCTGCTTCGCACCAGAGCTATAGATAGCCGGTGAGAAGCTGATCGTCGTCGCACTCGTACCCGAATTTGCCGTTACAACAAACTCTTTAAGCCTAGTGCTTGTGGCTTTTGTCTCCGGGTGACATTCAAAAACGGAGGCAAAATAGAAGATATCGCCAACCAGGAAAGTGCCTGCACCAGTATCGGTTGTGATGCTGGTCGAACCTTCAGCTATCGTGCCAGCGTCGTTGACAAGATAGTCGCCTGTTCCATCGTCAGTACCCGTAGTATGTTGCGGCCACATCGAGTTCTCCATGATGTCGGAGAATCCGAAAGTATTGGACGCCACACGGCCCTCACGATAGTTCTTAGCCACCTTACTTTGGTCGTTGTAAAGACCCTTGATCGCCTCAACCAAATCGAGGTTGTCCTGCGTGCTCAGGTTCAAACAACGCCCGTCATAGGGCGCCAGGTTATCGGTCAGGATTTTAGACGCTTGCATAACGTCGGCGGTCGTAATAGTCGCGCCCACGTCAGTCACGTTGTTAGCCACGTCTTTGTACATTGCCATCGCATCGGATTCTATATTTGCTGCAAGCACCGACATTGCAGGCTCAAGAATACGCGAGCCAAAGTCGTCAATGTCGAGACTCAGATCGTCGCTAGTCCAGGTTGTATCTACCAATATCTTATGCAGCTTTTTTAATTACTGCCTTCGGCTTTCGCTGAAGTATGGGACTACATCATCAGCCCGTAGGCTGTCCCGCGCTCGTGCGCTTTCATTGTCCGGTCTGGACTGTGTAGCGTAGTCTCTGAACCTTGCCGCTATTCCTAGCGGCCTTGGCTGCTGATTAGCATATCTTTCGACTTAGCCTTCCAGCAGTTCACGGGATGTGAACCCGCACCTTTCGATGCGAGGGGGCGATTAGTGTATTGTTTCACCCTTTTGCGTAGCAACCTGCAACGTGACGCTGGACTCTACAACGTCCTGAGACGATAGAGCTGCGCCTGTCCGAACGGTGTACTGGTTAGGCAGCCTGATTTTCAGACTGTCGCCAATCTTGGCACCGGAATTACCAAAAGATGAATCGTAAGAACGATTGACTGTTCCTACGAAATTCAACTTCTGATGAAGTATGCGGAGAGCCTCTCGGGTCACCGCAGTCGGAGTGAGTGTGGTGTTAGCCATTTTATCCTCTTATAAAATGAAGGTTAAGCCCGTGCAGGTGCACGGGCCGCTATTTGTTTATTGCGGTGGCTCAACCACTCATCCATGCTCATCTTATCGGGGTCTTTCGCTGCACTCGCTCGTTTGCCCTTTACCTTCACCGCCGCTTTTGGCTGGTCGGCTTGGGCCTTTGGCTTAGCCTTTTGCTTCGCCACAAGCTCGTCGTAGCGTCTGGCCTTGTCGATAATCTTGACATGGACTGGGTCGCTGATATTGCCCACAGCTTGAGCGCTCAGACCTTGGCTGATTCCGTAGTCAGCGATGGTTTGTCCAAGCTCGGGCGACCATCCTTCAATCTCTTGTTTAAGGACACTCTGGCCTTGTTCGATTGCCTTGGCATGTGCTTCCACCTGCTGGCCCTCGAATTGCTTGCGTCTTGCTTCTAAGCGATTGATCGTCTGCTGCCGTTGGCCTTCCAATTCCTGTTTCTGATGGGTTAGAAGACCTGCCTGCGCAGCGTCTTGGGTATAAAGCTCGCTCCAATTCAGAGCGTTATATTGCTCGATCTGCTGGCCGAGAGCTTTAACCACTGCGGCATCCTCGAAGGTTTCCTTCTGAAACGCCGCGTGTTGTTCCAGTTGAGCCTGCTGCTCTTCCATCGCCTTGCGTTGCGATGAAAGCTCCTGGCTCTTTCTGGTATAATCACCGTGACGCAGAAATGCGTCCTTGAGTTCAGGCGGCAGTTCATACTCTGTGCCGTCATACTCAACGGTAACCGACTCGGGGGCAGCTTCTTGCTCCTCTTCACCGTCTTCGCCGGCCGCCGCCTCTACGGCGTCGACCTCTGTGTCGGACACTTCATCGACCACCTGCTTGTCCTCAACCTCGACAGGTTCAGGGGCTGCGTCGGTGCTTTCAAAAGCAAGTTCCGGTGAAGGATTGTTTGCTTCGTCTGACATTCTTAAAATCTCCTAAATGATTGAATTTGGTTGAAAATCCTCCAGGGATGGAACCGCCGATTTTTCCTTTTCGGCCTTTACCAGGGCTTCCATTCGATCCGTCTCGGCCCGGTATTTATCGGTGACGACCTTCTGCGCGTCGAGGGTCAGCTTGTTCGCATCGATCTGGTTCTTCTCTTTATAAACGCTCCGATCCGCTTGCAGACCTTGGATCACCGACACAGCTTCAGTGAGCTGCGCCTTGAGCTGCTCCTTCTCTGGATCAGCGCCCTGGATCTGCTCCGGCAGCAACTTCTTCAGCCGCTCAGCCATCTCTTCCGCGCCGGGCCAGTCTAAGTTCTTGGCTATCAGGTCGCCAATGATGGGGGCGGCCTGCGGGAACTGCTGCACCAGCAGCATCATCTGCTCGGCCGCTTCCTGACGCTGCGTGGTGAACGACGGGCCAAGCTTGACGACCACGTCATATTTACCCGTGGTTAGATCGTAAATCCTCGGCTCTGGGTCGTCCTGGCCCTGCACCGGCTGGTTAATCGGCACGGTGCTGGCTTCGTTGTCCTCGCCGAGCACGCGGAGTACCCGCGCCTCGGTATAAATAGTGGGTATCAGATCGACAATGATCCGGCCGGCGTGGCGTATGGCGCGGCTAAGATTATCAATAAAGTGATAGGTGCCGATATCGCCTTCACGCTGCCTTGCTGCGATTGCCTTGCCGGAAACCTCTTTACCCATGTTGCCCATGCTGGCGTCGAACATACCGATGACGCTTTTCATGTCGTCACTGCTGTTCAGGGCTTCCTGAATGGCGCCGGCAGGGACGCCGGCAAACGGTTGGCGAATGGGCGGCGTACCACCGTCGTACTCGATGAAGGCGTGGTTGGTTGAATTGGCCGTCTGCCACTTCGCCTGGTCGGTATTGAAGCTTCCGACGGCGCCGACCCAGGGGGCTTTCGGAGCCAGCGCGACCAGCTCGGCCGCCGCCGTTCTCCAGAAATTGTACATCTGCTGGCTGTCTTTAGCGAAGTGGATCAGGCTGTGGAAACTGCGGTTCTCACCGACCACCACTTCTTCGCCGTAGACCGGGACGATGGGGATGTACCGCCCGGCCCACTCTATCTCGCTTAACACTTCCGCGCCGGTCACCAGACACTGCTTGACCTTGGTCCTCTTGGACATGCGAGACTGTTGCGGCAGCACGCCTTCCACTGCCATTAAATCGCGCTGCGCCTCGAACACGTCCGCGTCGAGGATCTGGCCGTCGCTCATTAAAACGATTTCGCGGTCTACCTCTTCGCGGCTCCAATACTCTGCCACACGCACCGTA